TCGCCCCCCACATTGAAGTATCGCGGCGGCTCATCCAGCCGGGGTTGAGGGGTCCGCAGGTTCCTGCGTTCATGTACCAGTATGGGAGGGGAATGGAGCGGGTGCGGTGGCACTGCGTGGGGGGAATCGGACGGTGGGTGTGCCCGCGGACAAACAGGCGGTGTGCGTCGCCACCCGTCAGGTTCATGAACTGGAGGCACTCGAGTTCATCGGAGTTCTGGCCTACGTCAAATCCGTGGGTCAGGACGACGGGACCGATCTCGAGGCAACCCTTCTTGTCCTTGCGGTATGGGGTCCAGTGCCAGCGCTTGGCCTCGGATGCAAAGGGCTCCGTGCGCATGAAGTCGGCCACGTCACGCAGGGCCTTGGGAATGCGGCGCGGGTCCTGGGAGCGGAGGTTGTCATCATGGTTTCCCATGATGGCGTGGAAGTGGGTCTTGCTTGGGAGGACTTCGCGGATGGATGCAAGGAAGGCCGCCGCGTGTCGGTACTCGTCAAGGAGGGTGTGATCGTGTTCGTCCGGGTGGACAGAGGCTGCAGAGGCCTCGAAGATGTCGCCCAAGTGTACAAAGTGAGAAACCCCATCCAGAGCGGACAGGGTTTCGAGCAGCCAGTGATGGACGTTCGGGGGAGTGAAGGGAGCGTGGGTACAGCTGATTGCTGCGATGCGGGTAGGCATGACGTCTCCTGTACGGTGAGCGGCGTGTCCCTGGGGGGTGGACCGAAGTCCACCCCCCGTGAGACGCCAAGGGCACCGCAGCCCTTAACAGGAGCCTATTACGTGCTCGACCAGACGCGGTCGGTCGTAACGTCGCTGAGCTTCATACCTGCAGCCTGGTCAGGCACGAGCTGCATACGCAGCATGCCCGGCATCTGCATGGCTTCCGTCATCAGACCACCACTCAGGATGGGGAACTTGGTGGTAGCCGTGCCGGTGAGGGCCGGGACCACAAAGTTGAACGGAACGAAGCTGTCCGCTTCGCTGAACTTCTGCACGCCCTTCGGATCCGGCGGCACGTAGCGCTTCCAGTTGGAACCGCCCTTCTTGATGCCGTACACCACGCCGTCCTCGATGTAAGTCGAGGTGTAGCCGTTGTAGGTGCGGCCTTCGAAGGTAAACTTGAAGCCCTGATCGGAGCCTTCGCTGTTCACGCTCGAGAGCTTGCCCTGACGCTCCAGGGTGTACTGACCAATCTTCTGGGCCTCGTAGCTCAGCCACACGCCATCGCTGGCGATGAGGCAGTCGATCGTCTGGCCGTACTTGTTCTTCGCAGCATGGAAGCGACGGATGTACTGACGGAGCTTGTGCTCAGTCAGGGTACCGACGCTGCTCACGCCGAAAGACTTGAACTCAGGATGCACATTCACGTTGATGGAGTTGCCGGAGTCATACTCATCACCCAGCAGTGTGTTTGCAACGTTGAAAGTAGAACCGTTGCTGTCGCCAAACTTCAGCCAGCTGTTGATGCCTGCAATGCCGGTGAAGGCATTGCCACCCTGCAGCTTGCTGTTGGCGTAGCACAGCCAGTACGTCTGGGCCGAGGCGTCCACAGACACTGCAGTGCCCTTGCTCACGATGCTGATGGTCACAGTGGCCTTCAGCTCGTCAACGGCAGACACGAAGCAGTTCAGACGAGTTGCCACAGTGGGGGTACCCGCGTGCTGTTCGTCGTTACGACGATCCGTGTTGGCCTTGCCGGGGGCGCTGCTGCTGTTCTTGATCACGTCCAGACGCTGACCGACGTAGAAACGGTCGATAGCGTAGTTAGAGGGCGTGAAGGTAACAGAAGCAACCGCACCAGCAGTGCTGGTAATGGCCGGGAAGATGAAGGACGCCGAGGACAGCGCGTAGCCCGTGTTCTGACTGGTGTACCAGTAGTTGCACAGGGTGTGCGACAGGTTCTGGGCAAAGCCCTTCAGCTTCGGAGCGATGATGTCGCCGATGAAAGCCGGGGTGGCTTCCGCCTGCATCTCGCCCATGGTGACCGCCAGGTTGGTCAGCATGGAGCGCATGCCGATACCAAGGCGGTAGCTGTTGATGGCCGGACCCTGCAGAGCATCGGGCCAGGTCTGCGTTGCACTCTGGGTGTACAGCTTCGAGCCGACAGCCGTGGTTGCATCGCCGTACAGGGCAAAGTCGCCTGCCTGTGCGCCCTGGTCGATCACGCCGGTCAGACCGCCGCGATACAGCTTCAGGATCTTCATGTCACGACCAATCGCCGAAGCGGGGCCCACGCCCTGCGAGGTCACGACGGTGTCGCGCCAAGCGGGATCGAGGGTCGGCAGCAGCGTGTCGACGTTCTTGTTGATGATCTCTTCGAGCTGCTGGCTATGCCGGTCGAAGAGTGAATTTGTAGGAGCAAATGCCATGGTTCAGTTTCCTTGTAAACGGGGTTTAAGAATCAGACGCGACCGTCAGTTCCCGTATCGAGATTGGCGGCCAAACGGCTCAGTGCGTCTGTGTTGTACGCATTCAGAGCAGTTTCAATGTCGCCAGTACTCATACCCGGCTTCCACGTTGGAGCCGAGACGGGCTTACGGTTAGCAAACGCACTCGCACTGCTGTCTGTTTCCGGGGCCCGTCCCAAACGGTTGGGGTCGCCGATTACCGAGCGGTACTTCGCAAGGACTTGGTCAGTCGCCCTTGCTGCCTCTTCAGTGACCCACGCTTCTTCGAAAGTCCCTGCAGCCGCGCGTCGCGCCTTGAGATTGTCCATCGCCTGCTGGCGGATGTCCCGCTCAAAAGCACTACGAGCATTTGCAACGGCTTCCTTTCCGTTGATCTCCTCGAGCTTGTTCAACATCGTACGGGCGTCCTTGTTCAAATCAAGGCCCACGACGATCTGCGAATTCATGCGACCGTTCAGCTGCTCAGCACGCATGCGATCCAGCTGCTCACGGGCAGCCTGCGCCTCCTGCTGTGCTTGCATGATGGCATTGGCCACCTGCTCTGCGCTGCCGTCGTCATCATCACCTTCCGGGGTCGTATCCACATTCTCGTTCACGTTTGTTGCTCCTTGCTGAGACTGCATCCAGTCATTGACGTAGTTGTCCACTTCCTGACCCTGATACCCCATGTCAACCAGCAGCTGACGGGCAGCCTGCTCCTTGACCTGAGGATCCACATCCGGACGCATCACCTTGGAGGTGGCGTCGCGGAACGAAACAAGCTTGCTGTAGTCCTGACGCAGGTACTCCAGATTCTCGCGGGCGTCCACCAGCTCCTTGATGGAAACGTCTTGTCCCCCCACGCGAACGGTGGAGTCGAGGTCAAGAGCGGGCTTGGCGGTTTCAGTAACGGGCGCGGTATCTGCGGTGTTTGGGGTCTCATCAGCCATTCGGCATCATTCCTTGCATGGGCATTTGTGGGGGTGCCTGTTGTGGCTGCATGCCCATAGCGGCAGCTTCATCAGGAGTCGGGACTTGCTGCGGCAGGGTCTGACCCATGAACTGCAGCATCGTGTCTCGGAACTTGCGGAACTCATCCTGCACCTCAGCACTGGCTGCCGCAAGGATCGGGCTGGTCATGAAGCCGCTGAGGACGCGCATCTGAATGTCCGGTCGGGTCATGTGCTGGGTAAGCACGATCTGGCCGGGGTCCTCACCGTTGCCATACAGGAGCAGGATGTTCTGCACGACTGACTCGTACGCACCCTTCTCCTCATCCATCCACATGGCGAAGTCCAGACCCTCCTTGAGGGCAAAGATCTTCAGGCCGGTGGGGTCGGTGAGGCCGGTCTTCAGGAGAGCCATTGCTTCCTCCTTGCGGGCCACGTCGCTACGGGGGTTGACCTGCTTCACACCGAAGGTGAGGTAGCCCACCTGTGGCAGTGGGTTCTGGTCAAAGGACACCGTCGACTTGTCGATGTCCAGCACTGCACCCGCGAGGTCCAGGGTGACGTAATTGACGGGCACCGTGCGGGGGAACTTGACGATCTCGGCCACGGCCTGAGCGGTGAGCGAGCGGTACATGTTGCCGAAGGCGCGCTGAATACCAATCGAGGGATTGGTCATGGCCTTGGTAATCTGCTCGTCAAGGAACTGCAGGCCGGGAGCGCTATCAACGCGGCCCTTCTCCTGCAGAAGATCCTGAACGGGGCTGATCTGCTGCATCACGTCGCGCGCAAACTGGGCCACCTTGCCGGGAGCATCGCCCGCGTTCCACGGCTGGATGGGGAATGGCTTGAAGTTCTCATTCAGCGGGTCGGGAGTGTAGGTCATCACGCGGAGACCGCGGCCCACGTCCTTCAGGAGGGTGCGCTCATTCATGGAGCCCTGTGGCAGCACGAGGACGCCGTAGCGATCGGTGTCGCGGATGTTGTTGAAGAGGCTCTTCATCATGTGCTCGGCCTGTCGGCAGATGCCAAACAGCAGGTCGAACAGGCCGGCTCCGTAGAAGGTGCCGGTATCCATGAAGCGGGCCCAGCCGAGGGGGCAGTACATCGCCGCGTCTTCGTACGACTCGTCGACAAGGATCTCGTTACCGCTGGACACAACGTAACGGACGCAGGTGTCGCGGGGTCCGTTGATCCACAGCTCGCGGATACGGGCCACTTCGTTTACCACGTCGGTACCTTCGGAGGCGCCGGTGGTGATGCCGCTGTTGTTGAAGGGGTTGCGCATGTACGAGCCGGGCTCGTCAAGGCCAAGGTCGGTGGTCACGTCGCCGTGGTCAACCTTCCACCACTCCATCTGGTTCTTCTTCTTCTCGGAGATCTTGCCGAACTTCGAGGCAAGCAGGTCGATGGGAACCACGCGCTGGCGGATGATGCCGCTCTGCTTGGTGTGGTCTTGGTGGAGGGCGGGGAATGGGAACACCTCACGGGGGTGCACCACTTCAAGATCGGCAGTAAGGCCGACGGTGGGGACATCGGTGAGGTGCCCCATGATTCCGCAGCAACCCAGTGTCGCAAAGATGTGGGCAAAGTCGGAGGTGACCTGCGACAGCTGGTGGTCAGAGACCAGCGAGTCGGCAATGATCTGGGCGCTGGAACGCTCGCGGATCATGCGCAGGCTGGTGCCCTGGCGCATGATCTTGGGACGCAGATCCATGGTGGCAATGCGCGCCACAGTCCGGTCGATGATGGAGAGGAGGTCCTGCGACTGGAACTCCATGTTGCCTTCGCGATCCAGGTAGTGGGGGGAGAGGCGGCCGGTGAGCGGGTCAAAGACGTCAAAGCGGCGGGCGCCGTTCAGGTAGTGCCACGCCAGTAGCCAGATGGAGCGGCGATAGTTGTAGCGCACGCGCTCACGGTCTACGTGCATGCGCATGAACTTGGCAATATCGGCGGGCTTACTTGGGAGACTTAGCGGGCTTCGCGTGTTCACTGGGTGTCCTCTGGGCTGCGCCCTGTGGCTTCCAAGTTGCGGGGATGTCATCGTCAACCATCGTGAAGTTGCCCGTAAACTTGGGGTCCGGGATCTCCGATGCTATAGGGCGCGTCACGGGAAAGTCACCATTGGCCCGTCCGTAGTACACACGAGCCATCGCCTCATACAAAAAGTAGGGGATGGTGACGTACTGGGAATCAGACTCTGGTCTCGCCGTCATTCGTATGCTCCTCTGGCCTTAAGATATCAAGCACATCATCACTTGGAAGGCTGTTCCAGTCAACCATGGACAGCAGGGACACCCCATTGTCATGTCGCTCCCCGTCCTTCAACCGCTCGAGGGGGGACTTCACCGCCTCGATACCTAGGCCGCGCTTGGGCAGTCGGAACTTCAGGATCATGGAAGACATGGCCACCGCATCCAGGTGGTCGTCGTGGGCAAGACCGCCGTCGCGGGCTT